GCACCATAGAGAGCCATAGAGCACTCTATGGCGCTCTATGGCTCTCTATGGTGTTCTATGGCTCTCTATGGTGCTCTATGGCGCTCTATGGTGCCCCACTCCATCACGTTACACGCATTATACAATATTACAGATATTAGGGGTATTGCAGCCGTGCCCACTCCAGGCAGATCGTTATAGACCTTATAGAGCATCACGGATATTAGGGAATTGTGAACGAATGTGAATAATACTATTGTATTAGACGGATAATACTTTATGAATGTTAAATATAATACTTTAAGTAAAGATTTGGCTAAAATATTTTGGATAGTAAATACTTTTATATTACCTTTGCGATTGTAAAAAAGAAATAAATAAAATACTTTACGATTATGAAAACAATGTATCTAATTGAACATTACACCATCAACCGAAAAAACGGTGCATGGTCGCTTGTAGGTTATTCGCGTGTTGACTATCGCGTTAAAAACCTTGTTATGAAGTCTGTGAAAAATCAGGGCTATCAGTATAACAAGAGCGAGAAGGCTTATATCCTGAAGACGGATCCCGTTGAGTTCTGCGCCGATAAGGCCGTTACAGTGAAGTCTTATGCAATATAATTATAACAACTTTAATATTTTACAGATTATGGCAAGAGTCACAAAAAAACAGGAGTTCGATGAGCTTTCTAAGTTCGGTTGCGCTTACCTTCAGACTAACAGTTATGGCGGTTATTGCATTGTTATAGACGATGGCGGCGAATGGGTATTATGGCGCGACTGCACCAGCAGAAACGAGCACACGGCGCGACGTTGGCAGCGTATCAAATACACATGCCCGCGTGATCCTGAAGCCGAATCACGTCCGTATTTTACAATTTATGGCATCCGCTATTATCTGGACGACTTCATGCGCTGCGCTTAATTTACTCGCTATTATAGACAACAAAAAAATCACCAACTTTAAATAACAAATAGATTATGACACGATATAATAATTACCTCAAGGCGACTACCTTAACTCCATTCACTGCCGAAACATTATACAAGATCATAGAGAGCTCTTCAAAACTGGCAAAGCTGACAGGCGCACAATGTGCTGCCGTTGCTGCCTTGATGTATCAGCAAAAAGAATACGGATATAACGAGTGTGGCAAAGAAAACGGCCTGTTTTAATAATATTATAGACAACATATAACATCACAAACTTTTAAATACTTTAGATTATGAGTACACCGAATTTTGCATTAAAGAACGCCTCACGCTATTTCGTGTTTGGAATGCCTGTATATTACACTCAGGAGGAAATTGACGAGCGCGAACTCGATCAGAACCTATTAGACAAGTTTGACGAATTAAGCACAGAATTTAATTATGATGCCGACAAAGATAATGTAGCCTACGAGCTGAAGGCGAAGGGATGGCACGATATAGAGGAGCGCGACGGCGATAGAAGCTACCCCACGACTCTATTCTCAGCGAAAACCGTGTCTATTAATTGCGGCGACAATTCTATCGACATCACCATTCAAGCCGGCTGTACGTCTGGCTATTACGAGGCGGCCAATTTTGATTGGTTTGTAAATATCAAGACCTGCAGAAAGGTAGACTATTACTACGAGACGTGTGATTATGATTACAACGACTTGACAGCCGACGACGTGATTCGCGACGATTGGTACGACAACAAAGGACTCAGCAAGATTCACGCTGCACACATTCTCCGCAAAATTGAGTCTATTATAGACGACTTGAAAAACGAGGCTGAAATTGCCTTCTCGATGTATTGCGACGAGGAAATGTATTGCACGTTCCGCGCCTTCAACGGTGAAGCCGGCTACAGCAAGACGGGCAAACGCCTGTGGCAAGAAGTGGAAGAACAGAAGAAGAAAACAGCATAAAACAATATCATCATGGCACAGAATATCACAATATCATGCACAACGGGCACACGCGCCCTTCTGACGGCGTTATTTGCCGTTTTCGTGCTACTCGCCAATCGTATGGTCAAGAACGCCCTGGCGGCTCTAAAAACGGTCTGCCAGTGGCTCCAGACTCAGCACAGCTTTTTTGTCCAGGATGGCGATCCCATAAAGTGCTCTGGCTGGCAGTTCGTAGGTTACAACATCATTGCAGCAGTAGTGGTACTTTTACTTTGCATTGAGTATTAAATACGCCTTATTATAGGCAGATAAAAACATCACAACATTTTAAAATTTTACAGATTATGGCACAGATAATATTATACAACGTTACCAACGATACAAAGTATTTACCACAACGTCGCGACATGTTCAACGAGGCACGATGGAAGGAGGCGAAGCGACTCCTGGCACAGACCCTGAGACTGACGAGCAAGGAGGCTGGCAGATATACGTTGCGCTTTCTCCAGGATAGAATGGTAGGTGGGGACTTCCCAGTACCTTCTGGAGGCTACCACAACGGTATCACATGTATAGCCAACAGTGGCGAACACAGCGAGCTGCGAGGTGAGTTCACGGTGTACGATATTATAGGCAGCTCGTATATTTACGAGGCTCCCACGGGCGACATGTGTATTGCCAACATCCCAGAGGAAGGGGAAACGGAGTACTATCGTATAGCGGTATTATCTTACTAATCATCATTCACGAGGCTGCACCTGACAGTAGGGCAGCCCTATTATAGAACACATAAAATTTTGAGAAATTATGTATCAGATATTTGTTGAAGCAAAAAATCTTATTTGCAGCGATGGTGAGGTGTGGCTGTGGAAGTCTGAAAGCATGGATGACGTTCGTCACTTTGCCACCAAAGAGGATGCACAAAAGTATATAGACCTGCATCATCAGTTTAGCCGCGAGAAGGGCTGGAAAGAGGAGCTCTACAGCATCGGCACGGAGGACGATTTTATGGCGGCTGCAAAAAAGCATGAAGCAGACAAGAAGGCCAACGAGGTGAAGGAGTATTGTAAGCACGTGGACGCATTGATAGAGCGCAGACAGCTTGAGATAAAAGCCCTGGACGGACTTATTCAGGTGTGCCGAAAGTTTGATGGAAAAGTCCTAAATAAACGCTTCCACGATGCCGTGAAGGAGGCGACGGGCTTTTATAGTTCGTTTGGTGAATACCGCTTCGAGCTGAATTGCTGGGATTATTACCGTATTGTGGAATATCGCCCAAACGTGTCAATATCCGCAGACTGGAGCCACGGGTATAACCTTTACACCGGTAAAAAGAAGGACGTGAATCCGAACGATTGGCAGTGGAACACAGGCGAACGCCTGGAGGCAGAAAAAGCCATTGCTGTTATAGAGTTTTACAAAAACGACCGTTTGTCCAAAATCGAGAGTCTGAAGGCTTCAAAGAAGAAGTATGCAGCCTATCTGCGTCTGGCAAGAAAAGCAGAGGCAATTATGAAGGAAATGGAAGACTACGACTACGAGATCCGCGAGTTTGCAAAGGAGAAGGCCTTGAGCCAGTATAGCCATCACTCCTACTTCTGGAAGGGTTATTAATTCATCATTCACGGGGCTGCACCTGGCAGCAGGGCAGCCATATTATAGAACATGTAAAAAATTGAGAATATTATGGACCGTTTATTTGTTGAAGCACAAAATCTGATTTGCAGCGACGGTAACATGTGGCTGTGGAAGACTGAAAGCATGGATGGTGTGTGCCACTTTGCCACAAAGGATGATGCGCAGAAGTATGTAGACTTGTATCATCAGTTTAGCCGTGAGAATGGCAGAGAGGAAGAAGCCTACAGTATCGGCACGGAGGACGACTTTATGGCGGCTGTTAAAAAGTATGAATCCGACAAGAAGGCCAACGAGGTTAAGGAGTATTGCAAGCACGCGGACGCATTGATAGAGCGCATACGGCTTGAAATAAAGGGTCTGGACGGACTTGTTCAGGTGTGCCGAAAGTTTGACGGCAAGGTGCTGAACAAACGCTTCCACGATGCGGTGAAGAAGGAAACTGGCTTTTATAGCTCGTTCGACGAATATTGTTTTAACCTGAAATGTTACGACGTCTACAGATACAATGACTGGAAAGATTATCCTAACATCACTATCTATGTTAGTTGGGGCAATGGCTACCGCCGCTATATTGGCAATGAGAAAGAAGTGAATCCGAACGAATGGCAGTGGAATACTGGCGACCGTTTAGAAGCAGAAAAAGGCGTTGCCGTTATAGAAAAGTATAAAAACGATCGTCTGGAGACGATTGAGAACATCAAGGCATCAAAAAGGAAGTATGCGGCATACCTGCGTCTGGCACGAAAAGCAGAACAGATATTTAAGGACATGCAACAGTACAATAACGAGATCCGAGAGTTCGCCAGGACTCACGCACTAAGCAAGTACCACTGCCTCTCCAACTTGTGGCTATCTTATTAAGCTATCATTCACGGGACTGCACCTGGCAGCAGGGAAGCTCCCTATTATAGAACACCTAATTTTTTGAAAAAATCATGGACAAAAAGAAATATATCGACGTATTGACAGAACAGGCCGACAAGCACAGCAGACCGCAAGAAATGGCTCTTAGTGACTTCTGCGACTACCTTATAGAGTTCTTCAGAGTTGACGTTTTCAAGGCTGGCACCGTTGAATATAGTCAACACATTTTGAACTGCACGGAGCAAAATCCTGACTTTGCCGTTCTCGCCCTTCAGTGGCTCGACGATGTGGCAAAAGCGATGGATCGTGGCGAGTGGTTGGACGTGTTCGGCATCCTGTACGAGGAAATGTATCTGAGCCGTGGCAAGGCATCGAAGACGGGACAGTTTTTCACGCCTCAGAGTGTGTCGGACCTTATGGCACGGATTAGCGCCCTGGGAGCCGGAGACCATGGCAAGGTGAACGACTGTGCTGCAGGTAGCGGACGTTTGCTTCTGGCTCACTACATGGAGAAGAGCAAGCTGGACCATTCAGCGGGCCGCCGCTTCGAGTATGTGGCACAGGACAGCGATCCTATTGTTTGCAAGATGTGCGCCCTGAACTTTATGGTACATGGCATGTATGGCCGTGTGGAGTGTCGCGACACATTGCGTATGACGGAGCCGACCGTGGTATATGTCATTAACGAAGTGAAATATCCTTTTAATACGCCTTATTATAGCGTAAGAAAAATATTAGCGGAAAATCAGAAATAAGGTATCACGGGGGCAGTTTGCCCCTATTATAGAACATTAAAAATACTAAGGATTATGACTTTACAGGAGTTTAAGTGCGAGGCGCAAAGAAGAGGAAACTATTACGACAACAGCACAAATGCAGCTGAACATTGGGCTAAAACATGGGGTCTGACTTATCACAGTCTGCTGTGGTATTACAAGCGTTACACCATCGGCAATTTGACGTGGAAAGGCGGCAAGGTACGTCTTCGTCATGGATCGTACCAAAGAGTTGAATGTTTTATCGGCAATGAGCAAGTAAGCGAATATCGCTTCAAGAAAGCTCTGGAATCGTTTGTAACGCCTCCATTGACTGACGAGGAGAAACGGTACATCGAGGCAGAACAGCAACGCCTGGATGCCATTATGCGCGAAGTAAAATTCAAGGCAAGTAGAAGAAAAAGTCGTCAAGAAGCAGACATACGCCAACTTTCGTTTAATTTTGCAATATGAAGACATCTAAAACAATTCACTCCTTCCTGCTTAGTGATCAGGAAGGACACATACTCCTCGCGGCTCAGGAATATCCCTGGAGCGTGCTGCAGGTGATACCCACCACTCCGGCAGACTTCGACCGCACGGTGGCAGCTCTCAAGGAGCGAGGCCTGGTTGCCACACACGACACAGACCGCACATTCTGCATTATACACCTTGCTTCAGGCGACCATGACGGCAAGCATCCAGAGCGACATGTACACGTCACTCAGGACAATTACGAGCAGATCATCGAGGAGCTGAAGGACGCAATGGCTCAGGCTGCTGTATGGTATAAGACGAATATATTATAGAACCTGTAAAACAATAGAAAATTATGAAACGAGTATATGTACTGAACACTTGCAACGAATGGAAATCGCACAGCTCATTTAGTCTTTACGGCATTTGGGCTTCTTCAAAGGCTGGCACTCGCCGTCTTGTCAATGCCCTTATTAAGGGTATTAAAAACGACTACTTCTCGTATGAAGATAATAGTATGGATATTGAGGACCAAATCGAAAGTCTGCGCACGGACGCAAAAGAAGATTGCAATAGTTTCTATCAGCTTTTGCAGAGCAAGCTGATTTACGGAGCAATCAGTTTGGAAGAGATCAGATAGTATTCTATAACCCTTAAAAAACGACAGAAAATTATGAATTTACAAAAAGAAACGATTACTATTGAAATATTTCATAAAAATATATATGCCTACAATGCTATCTATAAAGCTATTTCTGATGCAACTTTACGACAGGCTGATAACTATCACGTTAAGACAAGGGTTATTACGGCGGTGGAGAGCTGCAAGGCTAAATAAATATCCCATAATGCCGAATTGCTGTTGCCGCCAGTTCTTA